GACCAACTTCTACCATCAAGTTAGCATTTTGGAGGGTGTAACCTCCTGATGCTGCCACTTTGTAGACCTGCTCCATGTGTTCCCTAGCTGCTTTCTCCATAGGGTCTTCTTGGAAGCCAACCTTCCCCCCTCGACCGTCCCCTACCCCTGATGGCCCACCTCCGAAGAAAGCTTGATATGCCTTATCTGCTCTATCCCCCATCCAAGGGAGAGAACTCTTAGTCTGAGCAAGGAGAGCCCTAGCCCTAGCATTAGCTTGGGCAGTAGGGAGCCCCTGTCTCTGGGCCATACCTAGTGCTTCAAACTTATTGTCAAGAAGTCTACCTTGTTCTTCAGCAAGCCTCTCCTGCCTCTCGTTTGCAATCTCTTGCAGACCCCTCTCCTGCTTCCCTAGCTGATGATGTACAGCTCCAGCCATACCAGCCTCCATTGCTTGCTCGGCCATAAACGGGGTTAGAGTATCCTCAGCAGGAGCTACAGGAGACCTTGGGGTAATAGGGGAAGCCTGAGCTACCCCCGTATCTGAGGTATCAAATATACCTGCCATCTTTACTTTCCTCTTCTATCGTTAGCTTCTTGAATGAACTGTCTACCTTGAGCGTCTCTACTCTCCATAGCCTCACGAATGAGAGGAGTTAGGATTTTTGCTTTATTCAAGGAGTCCCAGTAGAATACCTCGATTGCTTCGGAGATTACTTTCTCTTTAGCATCCTTCGGGTTAAGCACTCTCTTGTGGAAGTCATCTCTCACCCTCATTGCTTCCCGTACAGGCATGTTGTCAATCTGGGAGTTGATCATTGATAAGGCAATCTGGGCTCTCTTCACCTTCTCTCTATCGTCGTTGTTCAGTCCATTAGCCAAGGTGAACCAAGCATTATACAACTGGAGAACTCGTCCAGCTCTCTCTTGCTTAATGTCTAAGTTTATCATCATCTGCTTATAGAACTCTTCCTTCTCCTGACTACCAAACCCCATAGCCCTGAAGAATATATCTACAGACTTTGGATCTGATACTTGATAGAGAGGACGACCATCAGCAGTCCTTACCCACCCATAATGGAGGTCTCTGGCTTCAATAGCTTTTCTCCCAGAGGCAGACATACTCAGCAAACCCTGAGCAGTAATCTCCATAGCTCCTGCAAGAACAGCAGGGTCTAATTCATCGGTATCATAAACTAGATTACCAGCGAGGATAAGGTTGTTAAAGAAACCTAAACCATACTTCAATGGAGAAGCAGAGGCACCAGCCATCAACTCAAGTACAGGTGTTCTCCCCTCAATAGACATCTTCTTCAACTCTTCAAAGAGATCGGCAGATACAGTCAATCGACCAGTCACCGCAATATCAGTAAAGTCTCTAAGTGCTAGACCCAACACACCAGTCTTCATTGCTACCAAGTCTTGTGCTGACAACTCATCGGTCATCCCAGTAGAACGGATAATCTCATCTACGAAGTGATTCATAATAGGGATACCAGCAGCCCCAAACACAGTAGCCTGTACACCGAGGATACGAAGTTTCTCAGCAGGAGTAAAAGCTCTACCTGTTAGTGCTTCGATATACTTGGTGTAGATTTGCTTGAACTGTGTAGGGAGAGACCAGATACCCTTTTGGTATGCAGCTTTGTTAGCTACGTTCATACCAAGACGATATTTCTCAGCTCTTGAAAGAACCTTAGACATCGTGGAATCATTGTAAACAAACTTAGCTCCATCAAGTTCCTTCTGTCTCTCCAAGGCAGTGAAGAAGGAAATACGCATGTTCCCTAGCTCCCCTACTCGGTATGGGGTTTGCCCAGCATTAACTGCTGCTGCCCAACCTCTCCGAAGAAGGCCAGCATCAAGAGGCATCCCATTCATCAAGGCAGTAGCATCGGCATTCCCTCTAACAACAGACTCTCTCATACCAGAAGCTCTCCAGAAAGCATAATCGTTCTGGAAGGACTTGACTGTTTCAGGAGCCATCCCCATTCTCCTGCCGAGGATGATTGCAGTATCGTTCACTACCTTCATGTCTTTTCCTAAGTCAAGACCTGAAGCCATCAACCAAGATCCCATTGCTCTCGAAGCATATACAGGATTGGCAGATAGAGCAACCAGAGCACCAAACATCTGAACAGGAATCTGTACCATACTGAAGGCACCAAGAGTCAAGTTGAAGGTGATGCTCTTCATCATGTTGATTGGGTTGTTATCTTTAATCTCGTACATGAAAGCAGCAGCTCTCTGAAAGACAGGATTATCAAACTTGTCAAGGGACTTGGCAGCAGAGATAATCGTGCCACGAAAGAACTTCTCTGATTGTGTAGGGATATTCGACATAGCAGAGATCTGGTCATGTGCATTCAAGAGCTTAGTCTTCAAGGCTCCTTGAGAAGAGTTAGCTACATGAGCTCTGGCTTCTTCCCAATTATCAGGAAGCTTCTCGAAGTGGTGCTTTGCACTATTCCTCCACTCCTCTCTTGCAGCCATTCTCCAACGAGACATGGGGAGCTTATCAGCAGTAACCCCTATCGCTCTTTGGAGAGACTCAAGGACATCTGCTCTACCACCACCAGTCTTATTGAAATCAATGATCTCCTCAGAAGCTCGTTGTCCTCGAATAAGACCACCCATAGATTTAGAAGCATCAGCCGTACTGATAACATCCATCTTCTCATCTTCTTTGATTTCAAGGATACGAGGCTTCTTCCCAAGCTCCAAGTCTAGACGATGAGTACCCTCCATCCCCTTCATAGCTTGTGTTCTCGTTGAAGCATATCCAATAGTCACCCATTTCTCTTCGGGCATACGACCACCAGCATCAACAAGTCTCTTCTCCTTTACGAAGAAGTTAGCACCCTTGTTCCACTTCGGAAGATAGTTAGGAATCTTATTCAAGACCTGCATTGGGATCTCCCCAATGTCGTCTCCCCGAACTAATGCGAAGCGATAGTAAGGAGCATCAGAAGATTTACTTACCCCTCGGAACCACTGGGAAGTATCGTCATAGTGGCTTCGGGTTAATACAAACCCTTGCTCATAATAGTCTTCAAGGTCTTTAAGAGAGAGACCTCTTAACTCTTCTCCAGTGTCAGCCCTCAACAGTCGGATGTTATCACTATCGTTTCTCCACGCACCATCTGCTGAGATAGGATCTCCATACGACTTAGCATAGAAGGTTTCATCTCCTACACGGACAGTTCTAGCATTTTGGAACATCAACTCTTCACGGATAACTCTATTATTCTGCACATGGAGATCATCAAGGATTCTTCTGATTCCGTGGAAAGCTTGGAATTCAACTTCAGAAAGGACATTCCCTCCAACCCCAACATCCATGAGGAGGTGTCGAGAGGGGATAACGTCTTCCCCGTCCAAGAGCTCCAACACCCTATTCACACGAAGGAGACTCTTCTTGTTATACTTGATAGGCTTCAGGGCTAACTCAGCAGCTTCCGTATAAACAGAAGCTATCTTAGCAGAACCTAATACCCCAACCAGAGCACTATCTACTAGCCTTGTAGCGTCAAGACCTTGGACATAGGCAGGAGAGACCGCCATACGGACGACATTACTACCCAAACCAACATCGGGGTCGATATATCTTCCTATATCGTCAACCAGATATGGCTGCGTGAAGGGGCCAACCTGAGCTCCTGTCTCGTCGATCAAGGAATACCGAACAGTCGTTACCCCGTCTTCTAGCCCAACAGATACTCTTTCAAGCTGCATATTGTCGGGAAGGTGTTTACGGATAGCGGCAGCTACTCGAACAGCAGCGTCAGGATCAGCCTCAGCTAAGTCAATATCTGCAACATTACGGGCACGGACAAGGACATCATCAATACGAGGATCGTAATGAGCATTGTCTGACACCCTCCCTGCTACGGAGCCGGGGAAGATTTCTGGATTTGCTAAAGGGTTAGTTATATTAGCTGCATCAAACTGGGACTGCCCAGCTACCACAGCAGCCTCGGGGTCTCTAGCTAGAACTTCAGAAGCCTTTACTGCTCCTACATGGTCTCCTGAATCTGCAAGTCTCTTGACAATCTGACTGGTTTTCAATACACGATTGATCAGAGAAATACCAAGCGTACCTACGGTCAGCAGTATCTCAGCTCTCTCAAGACCAACATCTAACCCTAGACCTTGATGATCCCCTGTTACCAGACCAATCATGTGTGCCTTCTGGATAGGGTTGGACTCTAGCTCCTCAAGAATCTGTAGAAATCTATTATCGAAAAGCTGTCTCTCTTCGGCTCCGAGTCTCTTTCTGAAGTTCGATAAACCTACGATGTCTGCTACAGAGGTTTTCATCTCAGCATCTATGTCGAGACCAAACTCTTCTTTTAGCTTAGAAGATACTCCATGAATGTTCCAGATTAGGTCAGGGAGAACGATGAGATTAGCGATATTCTTAGTCCAACCCCAAGCACCTAACTCGTCCAACTCATTAGCAATACCGTACATGAGAAGTTGATTGGAAGCCATATAATCTATCTGAGGCTTAGTCAGGTTCTCTGCTCCGGGAGTAGAAAGGAGATTGTCCAAGATAGCCTTGTAGAGTTCTGTCTTCCCTTTGTCTGCTTCCCTCCCTTGCTTTACTTTCTCTCCGATAGAGAGAGCGAGGGCTGGGTCTGTCTCGGAGATGAAAGCTGCCTCTGCTAAGATGTCTCCATCTAGGCTAATAGTGTTCTCTTCATAACGATTAGAGGCTTCAATAGTTAGCTGCTCAGGGCTCTTACCCGATACCTCTTCTAAATCCTCTTCGAGATTCTCAGAGGAACCAATACGAGGAAGCATGGCATCCATCTCTGCAACCCTCTTTGTATTCCTTCTCTGTTTGGCATAAGCCTCTACCCCGTATTCGGGCAGATCCATCTCAACTCTATTCAAGCTTTCTTCAAACATAATTATACCCCAGGAGTTCCGGTACTAGAAGGTGCTCCAGTTCCCTTAAACTTTTCTGTCAGCTTATCCCAACCCCCCATCTGAGAGAATGCAGACTGACCAAGCTGAGCATAGGCTCCCCACTGAGCAGCCTTAGCCTGATGTCCTGCTGCTTCCTGCATACTAGCCCCTACAGCTTGGGAAGCCAATCCTTGTCCTTGTTGGAAGCCAAGAGCAGAGCCCATCTGGGTTCCAAGAGACCCTACTGCACCAAGAGCCCCAGAACTCCCCGCCACACCGAGGTTCCCTGCTCTCTGCATAATCTGAGCTCTCCTTGCTCTCTCTTGTCTAATCTGGTTACGCCTGCTCTCCATCTGCTGACTCTTTTGAGCAGCCTCTTGTCTAGCCCCAGCTTCCTTCTGTGCTCTCTCAGCCTTCCTTGCCGCCTTCTGCTGATTCTGCATAGCGAAACCTGTTCCGATAACTGCTACCGCTGCGAATCCCATATCAATCTCCTAAATACTTAGAATAGAATCTTTCTGTATAGTCCCATCCGAGTCTCTCAAGGAGGGGGTCTAGGGGAGAGTAGGTCTTGAAGGCTAAGGTCATAACATCCACTCCTAAATCTCTCATGTGTTCTTCTGCTTCCTTCAATAATTTAATACCTACGAAACCCTTGCGGTACTCTGGATGTACATAGAAGACATCTGCTGTACTCGCTAGGGTTTGTTTATAATGCAGGTTTGGTTGGATGAAGCAGGCATAGTACCCAACCAATTTCTCTTCATCTCTTGCAGTAACTATGTAGAGGATGTCCATGTCATCTAACATTTCATATTTCTCTACATCGGGATCAAAGAGAACCTTGTCGTTGTACAACCCTACTTCTTTGTAGTGCTCTCTCAACAGAGGGAGGGCTTCGTTCCACATATTCCTAACACGTTCTCTTTGATAAGTTACTTTAGACACTCGGTTCCACTCCCATTAACATTGACCATCCTAGAACTCTACAATCCTTCTTAGGTTCTGTCCTAATAAGCATTGACAAGGCTCTACCATTACCCCTCAGTTTATTCTTGGTAGTGATGATTTGATGACCAGTATCGTAGGGGTCTCCTACCCCAGATGGGAGGAAGAACCTTTTATATCGGTACACCTGAAACTCTCTACCCCATCTATTAGATGCTGCTGAGTTAGTCCATTCCCATTGCGATTGGAGGATACAAGAAGAAGGATTCTTGGGGATCAGGTTCCCCTCTCCATCTTCCTCAAATCCATCCTCGGTTCTCTCTAAGTGCATGGTAAGAGAGACTACACCCTTATGCCTCTGTGTGTCCCCTCCTGTCAGATACCCTGTTACCATATAGGCAGCAGCATCTAAACCTACACCGTCATAATCAATCCAGTCCGTAAAGGTAGGATCATTATAGAAGCCGAAGGTATATCTGAGCTCCCCTCCTACTCCATCATCCAACAAGAGGACATAGGCTGATTCTCTTAACCCGTCTTCTACTCTTTGAGTAGTAACTGTTACAGGGTCTCCCTCAACAACTGCTATGTCTCCCCCTACGAGAACAACATCTGTTATCTCTCCCGACCTAAAGGGAGGAATAGCTACAGCAGCAACTACCTTCGGTCTATTAGCAGAGATAGCCTTTATCTCTTGAGGGTAGAAAGCACCGGCATTAACATCAAGGATTAACTCATGGGTTTTATCAGAATAGATATTATTCCCATACAGCCACCTTACCTTTCTCTCGTAGCTGTCATAGAACCCTGTGCAATACTTCTTATCTATAGCTCCTATGTTATCGAAGAATGTCTGGATAGTTCCTTGAGAGATATTGTTAGCTTTGAAATCCCCCAATTCATTCTGACTAACAAGGTAGATACCATCATCTCCCCAATAGAACACTGACCCGTCTACTTCAAGGATTGAATTAGGAGAAGTACAACCGTGTTCAGTAATCTTCTCTACAGTGTAGTTAGTAGAATCGAACCCTGTATCTCCCCCAAAGATTCTCCATACCCCATTGCTTGCTACAACAAGCATACCATCTGAAAGGGTCTTGAGACCAGAGATACCGTAGGCACCAGAGATACGGATAAACCCACCATCAGTTGCTACAATGTCTGAAGCATCTTTAGCGGTAGGGTCTCCTGTCTGATAGCATTTAGTAATATCAGAGAAGTCTGATACGAGTCTACTGAAGAACACATAAGAAGAGAGATAGGGAGACTTCTCATCAGGATCAATAGTATCCCCTGAGAAACCACCAAACCAAACTCTCCCTGCAAACTCACAGACTACTGAGGCCCCACCCGGAGTCTTGTCTTGCGGCAGAGAAACAAGAGGGTATTGCAAAGAAGAGTTACGAGATAACAGAAGATCATATTCTGTCTTCCGAGAAGCCCCTCTCTCCATAGCATCAATGATGAAGTAGCCACGAGGAGCTGGCAGCATACCGGGAGGGTTAGCTATCAGGTCAGCAGCATGGAATCTCTCTATCGTTTTATTTGTTGCTTCTACGTCAGGGTAGATATTGAAATAGACTGCATCTGAGTTACTAGGATAAACAGCACCCCTATCGAAGAACTCCTTGATCGGGTCTATCCTGTCTGTCGTAGTCTTCGTAGGTCTTGGTTCAGCAAAGGACTGATTCCTGAGATTGTAACGATGACTGTCAGTAAGGGTTGCGGGTCTTACCGTCAAACCAGAACCAACTGTCAGATTAGTCGAACCACTATAATCTTCAACACCAAATAAATCTCTAGTAGTGAGGATGTCCTCTACTACAGAGATAGTACCGGAGTTATAAGTGAAGATTAGTATTTCTTTTTGACCAGTAGCAACTATAAGAATACCATCAACTACCGCGAAGGAGAATGGGATGTCATTGTTCAGAAGGGTATCATAAGAGAACAGTTCATTGTCAGACAATGGAACGGTCATCGTATCGAAGATTTTTAGGATACGGCCTGTCTGGATAACTCCTAGTTTCTTATCAGACTGGCCCCCTACGTTCTCCCAAGAGAACCCTTGGAACACCACATCAGCAGTAGGGGCAGGAGTTAGTCCACTCGCTACCGGAACATACCCACTCTCAAAAGACATACCTAGTCTTCGTCTCCGAGTACCGTTCCTACGGATTTCAAAATTCTTCTCGTCTACTGAAGCATCAGGAGGGAAGGTTAGGATATTCGCTTCAGTGACTAAACCCTGAACGAATGTAGTTTGTTCAACCGGACTTACTTGCCTTGCCATCCTTCTCCCCCTTCTCTTCTAGGAACTTATCAATGACCAATCTAGCTTCTTTAACATTGGTAAAACTTCCCCGAAGATCCAGATGTACAGAACCCTTTCCGATAGGTCTGATATGTTTCATGTTATAAGGGGTCAGGGTCTCAATACTATATCCACGATATTCTTCGGTCATTCTTATTTCCTCGGTCTTCTTCCATAATTGGGATACTTAATCCCACCACTAATCTGCCAAGACTTACGAGCCAACCATCTATGTTGTCTCCCAGCTTCCTGTTCTGCCTTCTGGTCAGGATTCTGATTAAGCTTCAGGGCACACCTGCTCTTAGACTCTTCCAGAAGGGCTGTGAAGGCTTCTGACGGGAGATCGGGGACATACCCATCCACTAGCTCAAAGGTAGGCATAACGTAGCCTGTGCCTTGGAATTTAGAGGACTGAAGGGTACTGTCTACTGAGCTATCGTAAGAGTTGAAGATGATAACATTATCATCAAAGGATGTGTAGCACTTAGGAGGAGTGTCGTTACGAATGAACAACTCAATCCCTGAAGGATCAACTACAGTCTTCACATAAGACTTCGTATTATCTTCTTGATTCAATCGGAACAAGAACTGGTCTGGTTCCATCCACTCCATCGTCTGATACTTCTTACGAGTTTCAGAGGCTCTCCTAACATCGTAGTTCAGAAACAACAGCTCTTTAATGTCTTGTTGAATCTTCACATGGGTAGGCTTCTCCGAATCAGAGAAGGGGACAACTGTAATAGCTTTACGCAGATGAGGCCAGTTACGGTTACTCATCATAGCCATGTATGTACTTCTAACAATCTGAGCTACCTGCTGGCTCTCTTCCGTATCATCAATACTGTTCACGAAGTCAGAGGAGAGATCATTGAGGATGTCTTGTACAATGTCTAGTAACGTCATCTTAGGCATCAGTTAAATCCCTCAATAGGATTGCAGAAACCCCTACATGACGGAAGGTAGCATCGGTAGCAGCACTAGCTGCTGTATAGAAGGAGATAGTGTCATCAACATCTAGGGAGATCGTGATAGAAGAAGCAGAGACATTTCTATCATCATTAGCTTCTGTGGATCTGGTAAGAATCTTCTGAGAGCTATAGGGAGCCGTGTCGTTGATAGCAAACTTAATAGCCATCAATCTGTTGTTTGTAGCAATACGGAGGGTAGACCAAAAGCTCAGGACATACACACCCTTAACCTGTACCTGTATTGCTCCAGAAACAACACTCATCAACTGTTGATGGGTAGGACTCCAAGGATACCCTGCACCCGTCATCTTAACATAATCGGTATCTGTCTCTAGGGTAGCATCTGATGGAGCAGCCATAGAAACCGCTGTACTGTTATTCATAATATCCATTTGAGCATATACGGAACCTGCTGGATATTTCCAAACTACCTCACCTAAAGAATTTCTACTGAGCACTTGCTCTGTCTGTGCAGTAGCGAATCCTTTGGGGACATGAATGTGTGGGTCTGCAATCAGACTGTGTTCAATAGCCATTTCATTTCCTCTAGGCAAAAGAAAAGGCAGGAGAGGAAAACTCCCCATCCTGCCTTAGCTTTGATTATTTAATCAGGAACCCCTGATTAAACCTTGTTGCTGTAAACATACTCAACGATCACAGACAGCTTACCAGCAGTAGTGATGGTAGGGCTAGTACCGCCAAGGGCGATACCAACAGTCGTTGCAGCAGCGAAGCCTGCATTGTCTGCCCAAGTACCAGCCAGTACACCGATACCAGAACCTACTGCTTCTGCCTTAGCCTCACTGATAACAACACCGTTGGTAGCTTCACTACCCTTGGTGCCGATCAGAATGGTTGGGCTAGTGCCACCCAGTACAAAGGCTTCCTGCGTTTCATAGTAAGCAGCCTGTACGTTAGCGCCCTTCGGCAGAACAACGTCTACATTGAAGACACCATCAACAACCATTGCAGCAGTAACATCTACTACCAGTTGGTTCTTAGCACCTTCAGTGCGGTAGACACCAGCAGCTCGGCCAGTGTCACGCTTACCATAGTGGTTCTTTACATTCAAACCAGTATTACTTTCAAGACCCATTATTATTCTCCTTAAAACTTGGAAGCTGCGGTGATCAGGATGCCCAGAGTGTCAACACGCTGCGGGCCCATACCCCAACGAGCACGAGTAACGAACTCATCACGGGCACGATCCTTATTACGCTCACCTTCTACCTTGGGTAGGCGTCTCCAAGCTTTCATAATAGGCTTGGTCTGGTCGTCCAGTACACACATGAACACGTTAGCAACAGCATCGGATACAGAAGTAGTACCATCGCTGAAGGTGCCCTTGTCCAGACGGTTAGCGGTCATAATGTCCCAGCCATACAGGTTCATAATGAACTTCTGGCCGCGAGCCATACCACCTTGGATAATCTGCTGGGCGAATGGAGTAACATCAGTGGTGATGGTTACGAGACCATTCAGAGTGGCTTCTACGACAGGATCGCAGATGAACACACGGCCTTCAGCAGGTACGTTTGCCTTGTCGAAAGACAGCTTCATCTGAATCAGATGTGCCAGCAGGAAAGTGTTTTCCCGGCCAGAGGTCGCTACAGCAGAAGCGATTCGGTGGGGGAAACCATTGATCAGGTTAGGGTCTGCATTGGTCTGTGCATCATTACAGACCTTCAGGAAACGAGACTCATAGGTTTCTTGTAGGGCGCGAGTAGATTCAACAGAACGCTGAACCATAAGCTGTTCCACTTGGGAACCATCCTCACGCAGATCATCGGTGACATACCAAGCATCACCAACATAGTTCTGAATCTGGAGAGTTACAGTACCAGACTCAATCGGGTTATAGACCAGAGGGGTGTCTTCAGAAGCTTCCTGAATAGTTACAACACCTACGGTCTTAATGTTCAGGGTAGTACCTGAGCCGAAATCACTTACGTCACGGACGAAGGTATCAGGCAACAGGCCATCGTTCAAGTTCATCAGGATGAAGCTGGAATACTGTTCGGCCTCGATAAAAGCCTGACTGTTAGCAGTAAGCTGCATTGTTATTTCCTTTAGTTAGTAATACCATGTTTTTTGTAAACATCTTGCTGTACTTGTTTCATAAACTCAAGCTGTTCTTTGTAGGTTGCACCAGACAGGAGAGATTTACCCGGTAGTGTCAAACCTTGATCAGGCTTAGTTTGAGACATCATAGCAGCAGTGTTCACGCTGGACTTAGGAGGAGCCGCACTAGGCGATCCACCTTGATTTGGAAACAGAGCCAAAACCATCTTTGGGGTGGATTCGGTTAGTCTTTTTAGTTCTGCTGGATTGATCCCTAGCTCTTGAGCTTTAGACTCGAAGGCATTCTTCGCAGCCTCAACGCTACCATAACGAGTAACCAATTCAGTATTTACAACTTCTCGATTCGAATCAGCAAGCTTAGTAGCTTCCTTTTGATTCAAGAGTTGTTCAAACAGAGCCATGGCTTTCTGTTCATCCAATCCAGATGCAGTGGTATTCTGATCCGTCTGTGATGCAGTTAGCTTAGTAACAAGATCCTCTACCTTAGAGCTCTTTGTAAGTTGTTCGCGTAATTGTTCCAATTCTTGTTCCCTTTGAGCGAGTGTATCTTTGAGTTGTGGAATGTACTCTTGGGCATTACGCAAACCTTCCAAAGCCTTCGGGAGATCTGTGTACTTCTGTTCCCCTCTCTCGTTCTTAATCGAAGCAAGGAGGGCTAGAGCGTCAGCTTCAGGGGATGACGCATTAGACGAAGAAAGAGAAGAACCATCGGTATTGGTTGTTCCTTGTTCATCCTTAATTTGTTCAGGCTCTACCGGAGTAGAGAAGATATCTGTCGGGTCTGACATATATTCCTCTTTTAATTAAATTTAATAATTAAATATATAAACAATAGATATAGAATAATTATAAGAATTACTATTGTCTAAGTATTTCTAATCTATTGTCTAATATATTTAATATATATGATGGATATATACCTAGAATTTGGAAAAGTTGCCAGTTATTTTTAAGAAATTAGTGAAATAATCTCTTTTAGTGCTCTGGTATAGCCAATACTATCCGCTTGTTTGAATCCCCAAGAGGGACTTTCGTAGTCCTCTCTCTTCATTCGTGATACTACTTCGGTCTCTACCTTAGCTTCTAGCAGCTCTTTCAATCGTCTCCTCAGAACTGTGCCAGCCTTGAAGGAAGAAGTAATATCGTCCTTCACAGACCCCTCTGGGAGATTCTGTACCCAGACTGTCTTCACATTTCTTCTCCCATCGGAACTGACTGTTCTACCTCAAGGTCTTCCTCAGCCTGATTCATCAATCTCTGAGTCTCTTGCTGTTCAAAGATAGCAGCATTCGGGGAGAAGATCTTATACTCGGCAGTGCCAGTGATATCCTCAATAAACTTAATCATATTCAAGCCTGAAGTATGAGGAGCAATGAAGGGATTCATCCCACTAGCCAATACCCCTTGAAGGTTCTGGAGATCCTGAGCCTTCTTAGCGAAGTGTCTAGCACCAATAGGTCTGAGCTTGCCAGAAGCAGTGAGGTCTTCCTTCGTGATCTGTTGGAAGGTAGCGATACCCAACTCATCGTCCATAATACGGATTAGATCGGAACCTCTCAAGTTTCTTACAGAAGACTCGAACATATCGTTCAACACCTTCTCAAGCAAATTGATCTCAAAGGTATTGATCTTCTCTTGGAAGATTCGTCCAGCAGCATTGTCTAGGGTCTGTACCTCGAAGGCAGTTTTCTCCCCAGCAGACCTGACACCCATTGCTTCTCTAGGAGCACCAGCATACAGTTCCATTCTCTGCTCAATCGCTTGCATCTCTGAGGAGGCCACAGCGACTCCCTGAGCGCCTTTCCCTAGTTCCTGTACGTCCCCATTCTCATCAATGTGGATCTCGGCTCCCGGCCCCCATACAAACTCTTCTACCTCCCCTATATCTTGAGAGGGGGGTGTACCAGCAGATCCATTGCATCATCCTTCAGATTCTCCAGATGATCCAGACGATACTGCAAGCCTACGAGGTTATCTAGTGGGCCCATTGCCCATAGGTTATCAGTTCTCAATCTCCACCCTACATGGTGGATAGGGGCTCTAGCAAACCAAGAGGGGATGTCGTCCTGAGTTAATACATAGGATCTGTCTGCAATAACAATCTTCTGATTCTCATAGAGGGTGTCGGTCTCACTATCGTAGTAGTCACCGTAGAAGGTGAGGAGCTCCACATAGTTAGACTGGTAGTATTCGTAGATGCTCCCAAAGCCGTCTACTTGGAATCCTAGAGCCTTATCAGCGTCTTCTACCTTATACCCGCCCATCTTCGTAGCTAGGGTCACATGCTTCTGGATAGCTTCGTGGATAGCAGAGTCTTCAGGTTGATCCTTAGACATCTTCTTAATCTCCCCCAGTGTATGGAGAGACCTTACGATCTTAAAGCTGTCCTCAAAAGAATCTGCCAGTGGATCAAACACAATATCTAGGGGGCTAATACGTCTAGCCATTGGGCCAATATAGCCCGGAATAATTTCCCCGTCCTTCGTAACAAGATTCTTGTCCAGATAGTCTGTAGTTACGAAAACGTTTCCATAATCAATAAAATCGTAGAGAAGCCTAGAAACAACAGTACGGAAATTACTCTCTCGCACTTTGTTAGACATATACGCTTGAATGACTTCACGCTTTTCTTTAGTGACATCTTCTTGTGAGTATCCCTCCCAACGCAACCATCGGTCATTGGGGAATAGGGCTGCAAGATAGTTGGAATGAAGGTTATCCCGAATCTGTGTAAGCTTGGGGATAGTCACCGTGTTCTTCCAACTCAAGTGAGAAACAGAGGTAGAGGAAGTGTCAGTAGCGAAGATGAAGTTTCTCAACTCCTTCCACTCCTCGATTTTCCCTCCTCTCTGCATATTAAATTTATCCCATAGACTGGAGATCCAGACTGCGGGAGTTTCTCTTGAAACATGGGAAGCTAGTTCAGCTACTTTTGTAGACACATAATTCTCCTATCGGAAAGCAACACCACCAAATCTCTTGTGGGTAACAATGTTACCACCACCATAGAGATCGGGTATTGTCTTAGCTTGTTTTGGTTTGATTGCTATGGCGATAGCTGAAGCTAAAGCATCCTTAATGTCATCGTGAGGGGGTCTAGCCAAGATGAGTTCTTCTTCCAGAACCGGAGTATAGCCCCCCTTAAAATGCCAGATAATTTGATTCTCATACCTATACTCCAAGGTTGCTGCGATTCTTTCTTCCTTCGTCCCTTCGTTTCTGGTGGGGTTAAACATATCCACACTCAAGGACAACCCATTCTTCTTGATCAAATCTTTCAGATCGTTTACAATTACCTTCTGACCTACAGATACTTCTGCCCTCAGTTTCCTGAAGTCCCATTTAGAATGTAGGGATATGATCTTCTGGAAGTATTCGATTGTCCTGTCAGACTTGAATCTCTCGATATCAAGAAGGTAGATGTTCCCTTCAGGGCATATACCGATTACGACAATAGCTGTGTAGTCAGCAGATTTGGAGAGAGAGAAAGCGAAGTCAATAGAAGCATAGACATTCAACCTCTTCCCCTTGAAATACCAAGTACCTCCACTCTGCTTCAGGAACTTCTGATCGTAGTATTGGAACTTGTCTCTACTAATTCTTTGTGACCCCGGATCATTCGGGTCATTGTAATACTGTGCGAAGAACTGTGTAGTATCCTCATACTCCCCTCGAATACGAGAGAGAACATTTAGATTGAACCCGAAGGATTTACCATCAGCTCTGACCTCTCTAGGCCACAAGAAGAAACCGTCCTTCTCTACAGCATGTTCCTTAACATCCCATACCGGAACCTTATCCACTACCTCCTGCGTCTCTTCATCATAGAGGATCATAGTCTGCTTCTTCCAAACATCATAGATGTCTGAAGGGTGGTAGCGAGTACCACAAGCTTTTGTGAACCCACCAGCATTACGGATAGAGGTCATCTGAGACATAGAATTAACTACTCTTCTTCTCCCCTCTTCTGTATAAGCGTTGTCAGGAACCACTACGTCGTCAGGAACGATGATATCAGCGTGCCAGCCGGTCGTATTAGTAGTAAGCCCTGCGGTAGCTATAGTCCAGTCTCTTATGCCCTCCAGTCGCCTCTTTGGGTGGTCTACAGCGATCTTCGATACAGCCCACTTCTCTCTTCTCCCTTCCTCTGGATTAACCATGTTAGGGAAGTATCTAGTATAGACTTCTGAAGTGAGGATGTTCTTAATATCGTAAAGCTGTTTCTCAGCCAGTTCTGCTGTTGCAGATAGGTAGAGGATAGTAGTCTCAGGATGTTTGGTAATGTACCAAGCACACCAGACAGCAAGGCAATGGCTCTTCATGTGAGCACGAGGAAGGAGCAGGAGTTGATTCCCACTCTCCTCTTCCTGCAACCACTTGAACACTTCCTTGTGAATATCTCCATACACCCGAAGGGGGTTGACAAGTTGGGCAAAGAAGAATAGATCTCCCATAGCAGCTTCTCTAACTTGTAGGGCTCCCTTTGGCATACTCGCTATCTTTCTTTCCGCCTCTGTCAACCAGTCTTTCATTTCTTAAACAACCTCTGAATGTCAGCACCGTACTTATCGTCAAGGGTAGACTGTACCTTACGCTCGTGGGCCATATCCTCCTTAGAGGGTCTCCCTGCCTTGCGCTTATCCCAACCCTTGTCAGCAAGCCATTTGGCAGCTTGGAAGCTCTTCTCGTCAGCAGTCATGTCAATAATATCTCTGACTGCCTGACTACGAATCTTCAGCTCCAGCTCTTCTCTCCAAGATTCGATATGACTCTTAAAGAGTTTGTTGCTGCAGATTCTCTGCCACTGAGTCCAACTCAGGAGGTAGGTGGTAGCAAACTCATACTCCACCAAGTCCTCCATCTGGATGAACAATCTTTTTAGGGAAGGGAAGGTCTTACCTTCGTACTCGAAGTCATAGTCCTTCAAAGAATAGACCGCTACCTCTGGATCATAAGATGTCTCAAGGAACAAGGACTGTGTAATAGGTCTCCCCATACTGTCCACGAATTTCTTCTTATCAGGCTTGAATTCCATGCGTCCTCTCTATTTCTTCTTAGTACTCTTATCTACAAAATCAAGAATCTCTTCTCTCTTTCTCTTCCGTTCTGTGATAAGCTTCTTAGCCCAATCAGCGAGACCAGTCCCCATATAAGGGGTTCCTGCTTTAGGTTTAGTGTCTTTTGGCATTCCTACTTCCTCATAGTTTGGGTAATCTTCTCAAGGGCTCTAGCACCGAAGTAGAAGATGAATACTGTCATCAGGAGATCTGATAGCAATTCTAGGGTTA